GTGGGAGATGGCGTGGCGGGGGTCGCAGGGTGATTGTGCGCCGGCGATGGCGCTGGTGGCTGGGTTGGCCGGGTTGCTCGATGGTGGCGATCCGATGTCGAACATCTGGTGAGCGGAGGGCGTGTGCGTATCTCCCCGGGCGTCGCGGCCTCCGTCGGATCAGCGGTCCGTTCGCTGATGCTGGCGGTGGGCGTACGGGGCGTGGCTGGCGTGGCCGCCGGCGGGTTGGATGGCTGGGGGCGGGATCGTGCTCGCTGACGTGGTGTGGTCGCGCACTCGGACGAGCGAGGCCCCGCGATGAGTCTGCTCCTGGGTCGTCAGCGGCGTTCGGCGTTCGGCTGGTCGCCGGGGCGGGTGACGTTCTCCCCGGGTACTCCGCCGCTGCCGACGGATGTGCCGATGGGTGTGTACACCTCGCTGCAGAAGGTGGCTGTGTGGTCGTGCGTGAACCTCACGGCGACCATGGCCGAGGTGCTGCCGCTCGACGTTTTCTCGGGGTCGGGGCAGGACCGTCGGCCGCGGCCGATGCCGGCTTGGCTGGCCGACCTGGGCGCCGACGGGCACGGCCTGCCGGACTGGCGGTATCAGCTGGTGTTCTCGGCGATGCTGCGCGGCAACGGCATCGGCGAGGTGGTCGAGCGGGACGCGCGCACGGGGCAGCCGCGCTCGATCGTGCTGGCAAATCCGGACACGGTACGAGCCGACCCGGACGCCGAGGGTCGGCTGCAGTGGGCGATCGGCCGGACCGCGGTGGAGCGGGAGAGTATCTGGCACAAGCGGGTGCACGCGGTGCCGGGGCGTGTGATGGGACTGTCGCCGATCGCGATGCACGCTCAGACGTTGGGGCTGGCGTTGTCGTCGATGGAGTTCGGGCGCCGGTGGTTCACCGATGGCGCGCACCCGTCGGCGATGCTGACCAACGAGGGCCAGATCACGCAGGAGATGGCGGCCGAGGCCAAGTCGCGGTTTATGGCCGCCCTGCGTGGCAACCGTGAGCCGGTCGCAATGGGCTATGGCTGGCGGTATACGCCGATCAGCGTGGCGCCGAACGAGTCCCAGTTCCTGGAGACGCAGGGCTACACGTCGGCGGAGTGCGCCAGGATCTTCGGCCCGGGGTATGCCGAGGTGCTCGGCTACGAGACGGGCGGGTCGCTGACGTACTCGACGCTGGAGCAGGCGAGCCTGCACCTGCTCACGTACGCCCTGGACCCGTGGCTGGTGCGCATCGAGACGTGGCTGTCGTCGCTGCTGCCTCAGCCGCAGTACGTGAAGTTCAACCGGGGCGCCCTGGTGCGCACGGACCTGCTCACCCGCTACCGCGCCCACGAGATCGCCCTGCGCAACCAGTTCAAGGTGATCAACGAGGTGCGCGACCTCGAGGACATGAGCCCGGTGGAGTGGGGCAACACTCCCGCCGACACGAAGCCCGCGCCGACGCTCGACCCGGCCGCTGACCCTGCCGCCATCGCTGGAGGACCGAATGCCTGACCTGAGCAAGCGCGCCGAGCCGGCGGGCATCGAGCGCCGCGCCTACGCCGTGCACCTGCAGGTGACTCGGGCTGTCGCCAGCGCAGGCCCGGCCACAGTGGAGGGGTATGCCTCGGTGACCGAGGCGCCCTACGAGATGTGGGACTGGGCGGGCGCGTACACCGAGGTGGTCCGCACGGGGGCGTTCGGGAAGACCCTGGCCGAGACGCCGCAGGTCCAGCTACTGCTGAACCATGGCGGGCTGGCCATGGCGTACACGAAGGCCGGCACGCTGCGCCTGTCGGAGGATTCGACGGGGCTGCACATGGCGGCCGAGGTGAACCCGGCTCGCGGCGACGTCCGCGACATGCTCACCGCGATCGAGGACGGCGCGGTTGACGAGATGTCATTCGCGTTCCGGGTGACCCGGCAGCTGTGGTCGCCGGACTACACGCAGCGCGACATCCAAGAGGTCGACATCCACCGCGGGGACGTGTCCGTGGTGAACTTCGGCGCCAACCCGGCCACCTCGGTCGGCGCTGCTGCCCGGGCCGCCGTGCGCGGCCTGGACATCGACGCCATGGACGACCGCGGCGCCCGCGAGCTCGTGGCCCGCCTGCAGCGGCGCCTGTCCGCGCCCGCCGCAACCGGCGCCCCCGATCTGGTCGGCATTCCTGCCGACCTCGCATCCCGGCAGGTCGACCTGCTGCGGGTGCGCTGAGCACCACCACCACCCACCACCGCTCGAACCGTCGCGCCGGAGCCCACGCCGGAGCGCGCAACCTTGCGCGCCACCACCTGGGCCACCACCCGTCGGGCGTGCCGTGAGTCGCCATCCACAACACACCCGAAGGGAGCACGACCGTGCTCGAGTACCTCCGCCGCCAGCTGGCGGCACTGCAGGAGCAGCGCTCCGCGCTCGTCACCGAACTGGACGGCATCCTGGCCGCCCCGACCGCCGAGTCTCGCTCGCTGACCGCCGAGGAGACCTCGACGTTCGACGCGAAGCGGGGCGAGGTCGTCGCACTGGACGGCCAGGTCGCCGAGATGGAGGCCAGGATCTCCGAGGCCGAGCACATCGAGGCCCGCACTGCGCTGGCCGCGAGCGCGCGCGCCCGGACCGGGCAGCAGGCCGGCGGCGACGTCCGGTCCCCGGCCGTGGTCACCTCCGAGCCGATGGTCTACGGCCGCATGTCCGGGCACTCCTACTTCCTGGACCTGGTCCGCGCCCAGCTCAACATGGGCGACGGTGACGGCGGCCCCGTCGCGGCGTCCGAGCGCCTGCGCCGCCACGCCCAGGAGCTGCGCGTGGAGATGCCGGCCCGCGAGGCCCGCCGCGAGCAGTCCGCGCAGCGCGAGCTGGGCTCGATCGATGGCATGGATGCGCGGCAGCGCGAGTCGGTGTTCGAGAAGCGCGTGGCCCCGAACCGCACCGACGGTCAGGGTGGCTACTTCGTGCCGCCGCTGTGGCTGGTCGACGAGTACATCGACCTGCCCCGCTTCGGGCGGACGGTCGCGAACTCGGTGCGGAACCTGACCCTGCCGTCGGGCACCGACTCGGTGAACCTGCCGAAGGTGGCCACCGGCACCGCGACGGGCGTGCAGACGGCGGACGCCGGCACGGTCACCTCGACCGACCTCACCGACACCTCGGTGTCGGCGCCGGTGCGCACCATCGCCGGGCAGCAGGACATCGCGATTCAGCTGCTCGACCAGTCGCCGATCAGCTTCGACGAGGTGGTGCTCGCCGACCTGATCGCGGACTACAACCAGCGCCTCGACGTGCAGGTGATCTCGGGGTCCGGGTCGTCCGGGCAGATCCGGGGCATCCTGAACGTGTCGGGAATCAACGCGGTGACGTACACCGATGCCTCTCCGACCGTGCCCGAGCTGTGGCCGTTCCTGCTGCAGGCGGTCTCGCAGGTGGCCAAGAACCGCAAGCTGCCCCCGCTGGCCGTGTTCTCGACCCCGAGCATCTGGTACTGGGCGCTGTCCGCGCTGGACA